CGTGCTGTGTTTCTGCCGCTATCCACTCCTTCACATCCTCGGGCATTTGGGAAAGTATCATGCCATCAGTCTTCATCGTCCTTTCCATGCCTTCAGAAGCATAAGCGGCCAGCGTTGCTCCTTCATCATCTTGGGCATATAAAGCTCGGTTTTTCCTGGCGGGTTCATGCTTCGTTGACGTCCTAGCAATACACCTGGGGGTCATCGCCAGCCAAGACCTCAGATCTTCCTGTGTGAACATCTCCATGACTGCCTTCTTTGTGGGGCGCATCTCCAAGTCGACCCCAGGTCTGCCTGTGACAAGAGTCTTTAGGTCCTTGTGGCGTGAGCTACTCCCTGAGGGGGTATTGCGTGAGCGTCTAGCCCACCAGCTCCAGAGGTCACCCGGCCTATCCTTTAGTGCCGTCACCGCCTTGATTGCCAGGCCATGCAGTGTCTTGCTCCGCATGCGCCGGTAGGCCTGCCTGGTGATAGTGTTTGTCTCCCGGTCTGCGGCATATTTTGGCACACACTGGGAAGTGCGGTCCAACCGTTCCTTTGACCAGTCTGCCTCGTCAAGTGTTCGCCCTGTGAGTGCCATTAACCTACGATACTTCCATGCCGTGTATCGCTGATCCTCGGGGGAGTTGTCGACCCGACCAAGTAGGCGTACGGTGGTCATCCAGTCCTTCAGATGGGTGCCCCAGTCCGAGAGGGGGATGCGGTGGATTGGCAGTCGGGGGAGCAGGTATTTTGCTGCAGGTGTGGTGGTCCAAATGATCAGTGCTGCAACAGCAAACTCCTGTTGACCAAGTTGACATTCCAGAGTCACTCCAAGCTCGTATGCTTGTGTCTGGCATGCGGCCATTGCTGATCGCACTGTCACCTTCATGATATTGTCGAACCCAGCCGGTGGGTCCTCAAATTCCTGGGGGATTGTCCATGGCTCCCGTGCTGGGCCATGCACTACTGCCTCCCATGCCACAGTAGTGTCGGGTGCTAAGCGCAGCACCTGTGCATCCTCCACCATTACAAAGCCCCCGCACCAGTTCGTCCTCAGCGAAGCTCCGCAGCAGGGTGTCATCCTGGAGGCCTCACGCTCTAGAGCGATGAGGCCCCCGGGTCGGAGAAGCCAATTGCTCCACTCACTGGAGCTGAGATCTCCCCCGCATCTTCTGCAGTTGGGCCTTGAGTGTGCATTCCAGAGGCGGGCGTGGATGCACTTTGACCAGAAGGCCCTGGCTGAAAACCCGGCTGGTCATCATTTTCCATGGCCTCAGCCCAGCTTTGGTTATCCCCCTTTAGGTTTTCCTCCAGTTTGGCTGCTGCTCCTTTCTCGTCATCATTGGCGAGTAGTGAGGCTGCTGCTTCGACTGAGTTTGGGAGGTCTTGTAGGAATCGTGTGCGTAGTCTGTGTCTGTCGCTGAGTTCCGTAGGGGTGAGGGCGGTATCGGTCTCCAACGCGCCTGCCAGTGCTGCATACTGGCTCCGAATTGTGTGAAGCTCACGGCTCACTGCCGTGTTCTGCCCCAGGGTGGCAGCTGCCCCCAGATAGTTAGCTATCTGCTTGGCGATGGACGCACGCATGTTCTGTGGCGCTTGTGCCACAACATCCTGAGGAGCTTTGCCCCGGAATACAGCATGTAGTTCGTCGGCCAGTGGTTGTGGGGGCACTGCCTGAGCTCCTTTGCTTGGGCCAGCACTGAGGCTGGTGACCATTATCTTTCCGAACTCCAGCCCTGTATATTTCTTGAGGAGTCCCACCACATCTTTGGCAGTGATGGGTGGGTGGGCCTGTTCAGGTGTCCGCGTTCCCTCGGGTTCCACAGGCCGAGGAGGGAGGGGCTGGGGAGGCTCGGGAATTTCAGCTTCCTCTGGGCTCATCAATTCAGTGTATCGAGCCGGGCGGAAGCATTCATCCCATGGATCTTCCTCATCCCAGAAGCTCATGTCAATATCCTCAGTGAGTTTTTGCTCCACCACAACATGGGCATTGTTGAGCTGGGCGCAGAAGTTGACTTGCTCAAGGAACTCCAGGGGTTTTGTGATCATGAGCTGTGTGCTGACACGCACATCCGTGCGTTTCAAGCGTGCGGAGAGCAAGGGCATTCCGCGGCTAGCTGACATTTCTGCCGGCCCCTCGATGTGTCGCACCCTGCCGTTGGGGTACTCGACCTTGAAGCGTAGCCGTACTGGCAGGCGGGCAAGGGCGGCTGCCACCTGGGCGTCAGAAACGAAGCCGCGGTGCTCAATCCTCATCCACCCAAAAAGGTGGCGCGGGGTT